CCCTGAACGTATAGAAGAAAACAATTAAGGTAATTTAAATATTTGAAAAAAAAACAAATAAAAAAAAATATCTTTAATGGAGAGGTCTGTCTAAATTCTTTAGGCCATTTTATAATTGGGGGACTTAGTCCCCCAAACCCCCTCTGAACCTTCGGTTCGTTGGGGGGGCAAAGCCCCCCGTATAAGGGGGCAGACCCCCTGACCCCCTATGCGGGACTCCGAAGGAGATCCCGCCCTGAAGAAACCCCTAAATAATTTTTTTCTTGAAATAAGTTAAGATAATCTGTTATTCTTCTTCTGTTAAAACAAAAGTTAATCTGTTTATTTTTTAGGAAAAAATTTGGAATATATTTTTTCAATAGATAACTCTTTTTCAAAAATAGATCCTCTGCTTCCAGAGAGGATAAGATTGAAAATAGATAAAAAAACTTCTTTTCTGAATAAGAGTAAGAGTTTTTATTTAACTGATCCAGATTGGTTAGCTTATGAACATCTGTTTAGTTATGAAAGTCAATTTTTCCCAACAGGATTAGGGAAAGAAGTTGCTTCTATTCTAAAAGAAGAAAATATCTCATTTAAAATTTTAGATAAAAGAAAAGTCCCTCCTTTTTCTTTTAATAGAGATTTTTCCAGACAACCATATGAATTAAGACCATATCAAGAAGAAATAGTTAAGAGATGTCTTAAGTATAGAAGAGGAGTTGTTGAATCTGTGACGGGTTCAGGAAAAACTCTCATGGCTTTACATTTGATAAATAAGTTAAGAAGAAATGTTTTATTCATTGTTCCTACTATAAATATAGCAGAACAAACCCATTTTTATTTTTCAAAACATTACCCTAAGAACACTGTTGGCTTTGTTGGAGGAGGGAATTTTGTAGTTAATCCTATTACGATTGCTTTACCTCAGTCTTTATTAAAGCTTCCTCTTGATTTTTTTAAGAAATTTGGTTGTTTAATGATAGACGAATCTCACCATGCTTCTGCTCTTACTATTAGGGATTTAAATTATAAAAAATTTAATGGAATATATTTTCGTTATTTTCTAACTGGAACAAATTTTCGAAATGATGGTAGCGATTTAGCTTTAAAAGGTACTGTGGGGAATGTTATAGCTTCTTATGGTATCCATCAAGCTATTAGAGAAAAGTTTCTGGTTGCTCCTGTTTTTAGGATTTATTTTTTTCATTCTGAAAATAATCAACTTAAAAATGTTTATAGCGAAGAGTACAAACAAAGTTTAGTCTATAATGATGATTATCATAAAGTTGTTGCTTCTCTGGGCAATAAATTATTAAAACAAGGAAAGCAGACTATTATTTTTGTAGAAGAGATTGCTCATGGTAAAATTTTAAATAAGTTAATTCCAGGATCTTATTTTATTTGTGGAGAAAGGTTGTCTAATAATAATAGAGAGATTCTCCAAAAATTTAATAAAAAAGAAATTAAATTAATTATTGGCACATCTGTTATTGGGGAAGGGGTAGATACTGTCCCCGCTGAATATGGAATTTTTGCTGGAGGAGGAAAGGCTAAATCTGAAGTTATTCAAAGGATTGGGAGACTTTTAAGACCCTCCCCAGGAAAGAAAAATGCTTATATCATTGATTTTGCTCATGTTAATACTAATTTTCTCTTTAAACATTATCAACAGCGGCTTAGTATCTATAAGGCTTATAACTCTTTCATAGATCATAAGCATATTTCTGCTAAAGAACTCAATAAATAAAAATATTTTGTTTTTTTTAATTTCAGGTTAATATTAAAGATATGGATAATATTACTTTAGAAAAAACTTTCCAGTTTCATGTTCCTATTGATTTAATTAAAGCAGGAGAGGATGAAAATGGAGATTATAAAATTGCTGGTTTAGCTTCGACTGAGCATGAAGATTTGCAAGGAGAGATTGTTAGAAAAAATGGCCTTGACATTTCTTATTTAAAAGCAGGTCGAGGTCTTTTTAATTTTGATCATCAAAAAGGCCCTCAGAATATTATTGGGTTAATAGAAGATGCAAAAATAGACAAGGCTGGTCTTAAAGTAGAAGGGTATCTTTTTAGACATCAGCCTTCTGCCCAGGGTTTTGTTAATATTTTAAAATCACTTAAAGATAAAGATAAGAATCGTGTTCAGATGTCTATAGAAGGAAAGATAGTAAAAAGAGGAGGAGAAACTGGAAAGACAATTGAGCAAGCTAGAGTTGAAAAAATTGCTTTAACATTAGATCCTGTTAATCCCCATACTTATGCTAATTTAGCGAAGTCTCTTGTCTCTAATGTAGAGGCTAATCCGTCAGAGGCCCAAAAAAAATCTGGAAATTATAAAAAAGATCACATTAGTTATAAGGGGCTAGATATCTCTATTGAAAGCCCTAAAGGATCTGTTCGTTCAGGTAAATCTAGATATGGAGTTGAGTGGAAGACAGAGATGAAACATGATTATGGATATTTCAGAGGAATAAAAGGAAAAGATAAAGATCATCTTGATGTTTTTGTTGGAGATAAAGATTCTGACGATATTTTTGTTATAGATCAGGTTGACCCTAAGACAGAGAAGTTTGACGAACATAAAGTAATGTTAGGTTTTGAGTCAGCAAAAGAGGCCAAAGATGCTTATCATGCTAATTATGAGAAAAATTGGCAAGGGTTCAATGGAATGTCTCAACTGACATTTAATGATTTTAGAGATTGGACAAAAAAGGGAGTAGTTAAAGATCCCATAAAGAAAGATTTAGAAGAAGCTCAAACTCCAGAACTTGGTGCAGGAGATTTGGGATTGATGGAGTCTCAGTCAAAAGCAGATAAAAAACATGCTGATGGAATGAAATTAGAAGGAATTAAGAAAAACGAAGGTAGGAAAATTAAAATTCTTGAACAGGATTTGAGGCATATTCTAAATCAAATAAATAAATTAATGGTAGAGAAAGATATTAAAAATCTTTCAACAGAAAATTCTACTCTTCAAAATGTTCCTAATCCTCCTAAAATCGAAGTTGATGAAAATAAATTTAGAAATTTAATGTTTGTTCTTACAGAGTTAATTATTGAGGAATCTACCGAGGTAGATAAGGCTCTTACTGCTGGTACAGGGTATACTGGATCCCCAAGCGCAATGTCAGGAGGAGCAGCACTTGGAACAGAATCTTTAGATTTAAAACCTAAAAAAATTAGGAAGAGTTTAGACACAGAAGAGCTTGTCAAAGAAGCTTTAGAATTTATAAAAGAATACCCTCCTGCCTATGTTAGTGGAGTAATTAGTTCTGTTTGTAAAAAAGATGTTTGCTCATAGAATAAATTTATGGGATAATTTATTTAAATAATAAAGAAATGGGAGAAACAATTATGGAAAACGAAGTCCTCAACAAGACAATCGAAAATTTAGTCGATAAGTTCTCCTTAAGAAAAGCTTCTAAAGTTGAAGAAGAAGAAAAAGAAGTTAAGAAAGCTGAAGCTTTTGAAGGTAAGGAAACTAAGGAAGAAGAAAAGAAGGAAGAAGAAGAAAAGAAAAAGAAAGTTAAAAAAGCTGAAGGTGAAGAAGAAGACGCTGAAGAAGAGAAAAAAGGTTTTGATGAAGCTGGTGATGTAGATGAAGATAAGAAGAAGAAAGAGTCACCTACTTCAGCAGATGCTTCTAGCGGTGCAGCAAAAGCTTTTTCTGAAGGTGGAGAGGCAAATGCTGATAAGTACAATAAGCAAGCCCCAGTTGAAGATCCCAAAGGTTCTGGAGCGGCAGCAATAGACACTTCTAGAGCTAATGGTGGAAAAGATAGAATTGGTAAAAGTTTAAATTTCAATGATATGAATTCTGTTATTACAGTTTTGAAGGCTCTTCATGAAGAAAATAAAGACCTTCGTAAGTCTCTTGACGGAATGGAAGAGAAATTTGAAAAGATTGCAAGTCAACCCGCTTCAGTTAGAAAATCAATGTCAGGTCTTACTCCAGTTCTTAGGGGTGGAGAAAACGTTGATGGAGTGACTAGTAATTCAAGAGATTTGAATAAGTCTAAAGTTATTTCTGCTTTAGATGATCTTCAGAAGTCTGCTACAGATAATACAGTATTCTGGTCTGATTATGTAACTCAGACAGAGATCCATAAAGGACCAATAACAGCTGAAACTCCTCCGTTCGCTAATAAAGAGATCTGGGGCAAGGTTTTAGAAAAAATTAATTCTTAAGAAACATATAGGAGGAAACCGTTATGTTAGCTGATTTTTCGAAACTTCAAGATGGATTTGGCTCAGCAACTCCAGAGGAACTGGATGAGTTGAATAAAGCTCTACAAGCAGGATCTGGTTATACTGGAGCCCCCTCAGCCCTTGCAGGTGGTGGAGCCCTCCAGGTGGAATCGCTAGAAGCAACACTTAAAAGTGTTACTTATGGTAATAAACATTTTGTAACTTGGGCTAGAACGCCTAAAGACCCAGCACACAACACTGTTGAAGAATACAACAGAGTTATTAGTTATGGAGAACAGCAAAATGGCTTGTTTTTCGATGCTGATGCTGGAACAACACCTACTGCTCAGGATTCGAACTATGTTCGTCAAATCCAGATCGTTAGGTATATGGGAACAACGAGAGTTATTTCTCATCCATTAACCTTGATTCGTCCAGCACATGGACCTATTGTGGCTAGAGAAATTAGAAACGCAGTTACCGAAATTCTTGGTAATTGGGAACGCCAGATTTGGGAAGCTAATGGAATATTTCAGTCTGCTACAGGAACTTATGTTGGTGCAGCTGGTGATATTTCTACAGGTTCTCTAAAGTTTAATGGTTATGATCAGCAGATTCGTTTTGGAGATACTGATGCAAATAGCCGTTATACAGGATTTGCTGGTTATGGTTTATCAAATTTAAGTTCAATTGTTAATGCTGGTGATAATCCGATTTCAGAAGATATTCTTGAAGAGTCTTGTCGTATTGCAGCTTCAAATTTTGGTAATTTGACAAATCTGTTTATGACATATAAGACAAATGCTGATTTTTCAAAACAGTTCTTTCCTAAAGAGCGTATAATGAATATGGGTGTTGCTCAAGGTAGAGCAGGTTTTGTTTTGAATGAATTTATTTCTTCAGCAGGTCCTATTGAATTAGCCCCAACTCGTTTTATTGATCCTAAATTTGAGCCTTTAACTGGCGCATTAACAAATTCTCCTGCTACTCCAGTAGTTGGTGGAACAGCTTCTGAAATTGATGCTAACTCTGTCTTAGTTGCAAGTGCTGTTGGTTATTCTTACAGAGTTTCTGCCTTAAATGGCCAAGGTGAATCTATTGCCTGTGCAGCTACAGCCGCTCAAGTAATAGCATCTGGAAACAGAATTGCTATTACAATTAATGCTGGTACTGTTGGTGCTCAATATTATGCAGCTTATAGAGCTCCAGTCGCGACTCTTTTAAACCATCGTTTTATTGGTTTTATCGCAGATAGTACTGGTAATGGTGGTGGAGCAACATTTCGTGATGCAGGTTATCGTCTTGCAGGTAGACAGCAAGCTTATCTAATGAGTTATGATGCAGAGAATATTTCTTGGCGTCAGTTGGCTCCATTGATGAAGATGGATCTTGCAATCACAGGTACAGCTTATAGATTTATGTGCATGATGTACGGAACTCCAGTAGTTTTTGCACCTAAAAAGCATTGCCTAATTGATAACATTGGTTATTTATAGGATCTATAGGTTATATAGAAAAATTCAAACCCCTTAAGGCTAGTTTCTTAAGGGGTTTTTTTTGTTCTTTTAAGTCCTTCCTTTTTATTCTTTTGTGTTCTTTTCGTTTACCTGCTAAAATAAAAGAAAAAAGAGGAAAATTATGGCTTTAACTCTATCTGTTATTAGAGAAAATGATTTGAGAACCAGTTCTTTTGAATTTTATCCTGGAGAGGATATTCAGATGAAATTACAGGTTTATGAATCTCAGAATGATCAATTTTTTCATATTCCTGAAGAATGGACTGTTGAGGTAACTCTTCCAGCCACTCCTACAGAGATTGCTATTCCAAACACTTCTGTTATAAGAAGTTGTCAAGAAGATTTTATTTTTTATGTTCCTGTAACCAATGTTGTAACTCCTAGATTACTTTCAGGGAATATTGTTTTGACCATAACTGAATGCATCCCTTTTATTTCTGATGGAACAGCTGGTGGAAGCTTTACTGTTAATTCTATTTCTAATCTTTCAGAAGATTCTTCAATTATATTAAGAACGAACACTCTTACTTATACTGGAGAAATTTTTTCTATAGTTGGAGTAGAGGCTCCTTATACTGTCCAGTTGCTTGGGGCTCCAGATCTATCTCTTTATACTGTGGCGTTAAATGCTAGAATAACTCAAAAGGTTCATTTGGCTGTATTAAGAAATGGACTAAAGAAACGTGTGAGTTCAGTTTAGGATAAAATATGGCAGTTGTTAATAATATAATTTTCCCTGGGAATGGCATTGCCACTGAATGTACTTTTGATAGATTCGGGACAATTCCTACTGCAGATGAAATAAAAAATACTTATCTCTTTGGGATTCCATTTGAAGATCAATTTGGAGAAACAATTACAGATGACGCTATAACTCATTTTATTCTAGTAGCTATTTCTGAGTTTGAACATCAATTTAATGTTACAGTTAATCCTGCTATTCATACAGAAGAGAAACATGATTATTATTTTTCTGATTATCAGTATTATAATTTTATTCAACTTTATCATTATCCTGTTCAAACTATTGAGCAAATTCAGTTAAGATTTTCTCAAGATCAGCCTATTATTACGTTTCCTCCTGAATGGACAAGGCTTTATCCAGAGAGTGGCCAAGTCCAGATAACTCCAAATACAGCAGCAATTTCTCAGTTTATTATTGCTGGAACAGGATTGTTACCTAGAGTTTTTGGAGCTAGAAATGAATATCCTCAGCTCTTTTATTTGGATTATACTTCTGGCTTTGAACAAAATAAAATTCCTTTTGCGGTAATTCATTGGCTTAGTTTAAAAGCTGCTATTGATTTGTTGAGTATTGCAGGAGATTTAGCAATGGGGGCAGGAATTCAGTCTACAAATATTGCCTTAGAGGGCTTGTCTCAAGGAATTGTTACGACAAAAGGTGGAGGCTTAGGAGCTTTTGGTGCAAGAGTTAAATTATACCAAACTTTTCTTGAGAGGGCTTCTGATTTGGTAAGGAACTATTATAAAGGTCCACGCTGCACAGCGTGTTAGTTAAAAAGGAGTTTTCATATGCCTCTTAAACAAGGTTCGTCTGATAAAGTAAAAAAGCCTAAAGAAAGTCTTGAAAATGACTATGAAGAAGCAAGAGATTTTGATTATGGAACTGAAGATATAAGCTCTGAAATTAGGAGTGAAATTAAAAATAAAGATGATGGTAAGGAAGAGGAAGAAAAGGAAGAGTCAAATCAGAATAAAAGTGATGTTTCTAAGACTACAGATAAGATTATTTCTGATTTAGAAAAAGATTTTTCAGGGACTCAAGGTCCTCAAAGAGATGTTAGAAGGAATCAACAACTTATAGAAAGATACTATGAGTATCTTTCAGAGCAAACTCATAAGATATTTTTAGGAGATAATCATGAAATTTCTCTTAAAAATGGGTTAAAGTTATTAATATTTAAAGTAGCTAGAGATAGTTTTACTGGAGCGGTATTATCTTATGAGAGAAACGTTCCTTTAGCCACTTTTGAGAATTTAGATCTTTCTGCTTTGGTTGTAGATATGGCAGACAAAGGTTTTATAACCGAGAGAAGTTTTTATTCTATTTTAGAAGATGGTAATGCTACCTTTGATAATGAAACTCATACAGATAATATGGGGAAGGGAGAGAATATGCAAAAAACAGGCCATGTCCCTGGAGGGGACGTTATAGATGGAGTTTATCCTGATCAAAATGTTAGTTGTCCTGGTGGAAAGATACGTTCAAGAGGCCAGGGACGAGGGCTAGGAGTTGGAGGAGGTAGGGGCCCAATAGGTAGGCAAGCTGATAATCCAAAAAAATATGATTCTTTAGAGTCGGAAGATCTTGTCCGAGCTGCTATTGCTAGTTTTGGTAAGGCAGAAGTTTATGAAAAATATTCTTCTTCTGAAAGAAAAACTGTGGCTAATCAAATAACAAAAGCCGCTAAGAAATTTGGGATTGAAGTCTCTGATGATTGGAAAGAAAGGCATAATATTGTGAAATCTCAAACAGAATTTTTGGATAGTTGTTTTGAAGCTCTTGAGAAGGGTGATCTTAATAAAGCAAATGAATTAAGTAAGACATTTATGGGATATGATTCTATAAAGTATACCCCTTCAAATAGATCTGAAGCTATGGAAGTTGTGATTAAACCTCAACAAGAAGCTTTTGATATGACTTCTGTTGATACTGGGAATCCTATATCTGATGAGAATTATGGGACAAATGATTTTGGTCTTACTGAAATTCAAAAAGAAGTCATAAAGATGTTGCAGAAAGATCTTCATGTTGGTGCAAAAGTAGTGGGAATTTACAATGTCTATGATGGTAGTTACAATATTTGTTTGTTAGGTTCAGACAACATTGAACATAGATATAATTTGAGCAAAGAAGGAGTTTCTGTAAAGATGGCCTCGAGGAAAGTTGAAGAGAAGTTTAAAACTAAAGTAGACTTTCCAGGGACAGAAGTTTTTGGGAAAGCTGATCTATCTTTGGGCCAAAGTCTTTTTACTAAAAACTGGAATGATAAGTCAGATAAAGAGTCTGTTGAAGATTTTGCTAAGTCTCAGCCAAATTTTGAGTCAGCTTTTGATAAGAGAAAGGATCTTGGAGAGTTGAGAGTTCATAATAGTGAGTCTCAATTTAATAAGATGACCGATAATCTTAACGGTCTTGACTTTAGTAAGGCTAATGGGATTGGTGGAGGAGCAGGGTCTAGAGGTGGGAAAGTTGTAGGATATTATTCTGATGGAACTCCTGCTTATGCTTCTCAGCAATATAAACCTCAGACAGCCACTCCTAAAAAAAAACTTCTGAAGTAGGAGTAGTTGGAGCGGCCTCTTCTTCTTCGGGAGGGGGAAGAGAATTTTCGGGAGAAGACAATGGGAGTAAGAATAAGAAAAAACCCCAAACAAAAATTCCCAAAACTCCAGGGATGCCCCAACAATCTGCTGGATCAACTATATCTTCTTCGTTTTCTGTCGGAGAAAAAATCAAATTGCAAGGAAAGACTTATACCATTTCGGGGGTTATTGATGGATATATTCTTGAAGATGAAAAAGGCAAAAAGTTTTTTGCAGCGTCTAATCTTCTTCAAGAAGCTGAAAAAGTAGCTTCTGAGAAAAAGGAAACTAAAAAGGAATAAAAAATATGTCTCCGATAAGCAGTACTCCAAATAAATACTCTAAGCGTGATCCTTATACTGGAAAAACTGGCTATAGTAATATTGATCCAAAATCATTTGACAGTCTTATTGCAACGCAAGGAATAAGATGGATACATGAGAAAGTAGCTATATGTCCAAATATAACTGGAAGATTGGATACAGGAGTTCATGATGTTAATTGTCAACTTTGCGATAATTCTTTAATTCATTTTGATGCTACAGAGATTTGGGCTCTTCTTCAAAGAACTCGTTTGAATAAAATGTTTGAAGCTCATGGGACTTGGGATATTGGTTCAGCTATCATTGTTACTCCATCTAAAAAAGAGAATGGAGATCCTTTTGATATAAATTATTTTGATAGATTTACGGCTGTTGATTTCAATGTAAGATTTTCAGAAATATTTGAACATTCTGGAACAGATGTAGATGTTTTAAAATATAAAGTTACTGATATTATCTATATGGCCTCAAAAGAGCATGTTTTTATTTTAAATAGTGATTTTAGGATGACAGAAGCTGGTCAAGTTAAGTGGATCTCTGACAGAAGGCCTAATTATGATTTTATTAATAGGATTGGGGATGTGGTTAGTTGTGTTTACTATACTCCATTAGTTATGAGAGTTTTAGATATGAACCATGAGCATAGGTATGTTTCATCTGGCGTAAGGAGCCATTACAAAAATCCACAAGCTTTGCCTCAGTCTGCTGTAGTTAAACGAGATTTTTTAATTGAATCAAGAGATATTCATGACAAGTTGGTTCACCCTGAAATTATGGCACAAGTTACTCATCCTAGAGCTGTTGATATAGCTCCTGTGGGATATGTTAACCCAGAATCTGAGATATCATGATAAAGTTAACTTTTGAAGTAAATGACAAGGAGTTTGAGAAAGAAACAGAAATGTTTAAAGAGACTGCGGAGGTTTGGGCTGCAAGTGTCATTAATAAGGTTTCTGATTCGACTTATAATGAAATTCATAAGAGGATTAACGATGATCCTTTGCATACTCTTTCTCATAAAGATATTTATACAAATAATTTAAAGAGGTCTTTTGAATCTCCTTTTGACCATTCAGTTTCTTTAGAACAAGAGGCTTGGTTTTTAGAGGAAGGTTGGAGCTCTTTTGACTTAAGGGATAGTATTTTGGAAGGTGGGTCTCAAGGCGTTAAATATAGTAAAAAAGATCAAAAACCTTATATGATTGTCCCCATTAAAAAACATAAAAATCCAAGTGGGACAAGTCCTTCTAGAGAGTTAAGTTTGTCAGAAGTCCAGGCAAAAAGCATGATACCTACATTTTCTGGTGTATCTAAGGATTTGACTCAATTATTGGCAGAGACAAAACAGTCTTCAAGTGGATATATGGGAAAATCTAAGTATAGAAATTTGAGAGCTACTCAAAATACTTTAGCTGGCATGATAACGGAGGGTCCAAGAGGTTTTGGAAAATATGAAGATGTTTATAAAAAATATTCTGGGATATCTAGATACAGAAGTGCTGGGTCAAATGGTTCAGAATTTGTTGCATTTAGAACTATGAGTTATGATTCTGCTGCTAGTTGGAAACATCCAGGGTATAAAGGATATCAAATTTTTCCTGAGATGGAAGTTTATGCGCAAGTAATGCTTCAAGATATTTTAAGTAAAGGAGCTTTTTAATGGGTCTACCAATGCCAGACTTTATGCTTGAAGAAGTAATTTTAGCAGGATTAGATGATATTTATAAGAATATGGATGCTCGACTTGCTGATATTTTTGAGGATTTTCACAGTCCTCAACTTTTAGCTCTTCATGGGAAAAGACATTTAGATATTTTTAAAACTTTCCTTCAAACAAATAAAATAAGAGTTATCCAAGGGTGGACATTAGTCCCTCAGAGTGTTCCAGCATATTCTATCAATTTAGCAGCTCAGACTGAAGCTGTTTCTCAGGCTTTTTTAGGAGACTATGCAGGTTCTTTTGACACTGTTGTGGATCCCACAAATGTTGTTATAAACTTTATTCCTACATCTTATGACTCTACAACAGGATATGTCACTGTGGCTGATGGAGTGGACTTAGGGAGCACTTTTATTGGATATCAGTTCGTGGATTTTGCAGAGAATTCTTTTTCTATTCTATCTGGTATCGTCAATACAATTGGGGAGAAGAAATTTAATATTGGTCCATCCCAAGTTATTGATATAACAGGGAATTGTAATATTACTACTCCTGAAGGATCAACTCGATCTTTAGTTAGATGCGTTCCTTATAGAATGAAATTAGAGATTGGATGTCATACAGAAAATGATCCAAATGTTTGTAAAATGCTTTTTGCTATTCTTTATTATATTTTGTTAAAATATAAGTTAACATTGGAAAATTATGGACTATTTATTAGTGTTTCTTCTGCAACAGATTTGAGTAGATTAAATCAATATCTACCTGACAATATTTTTACTAGAACAGTTATGTTAGATTCTTTAACTTATTTGGCAACAATTTCAGAAACAAATACGTTAATGGGAACATCAGACATTAGATTAGTCGTTAGAGTCCCTAGGGATGATTGGAGTCTTCAGGATATTGATTATACTTTGAATACAACTATAGATAGCGAACAAACTCCTTTGCCAAGCTTCTAAAAACATGAGATAATTATAATAATAAAAAGAAGGGAATATTTATGGGTGAAGAGATTACATTAAAAAAAGCAGAAGAAATTATAGATAAACCTTTGAAGAAAGAGGATATCAAAAAAGATATTAAAAAAGAGGAAATTAAGAAGAAAGAGGTTATCAAGGAAATTAAGAAAGAAATTAAGAAAGAAGTTAAGAAGGAAGTTTTTAAAAGGCCTATTCCGATTAAGGCTATTGATATTTTTCCTAAAAACAATGTTTCAGAGAATGCAATTAGTTTTGATATTTATTTCAATAGGAAAGTCTTTGAAGGAAAATATGCTAAACATCATAGACTTCCTCTTTTGTCTTTTTTAAAGAAGAATAGTGAATCGGTTAATCTAACATTTGAGGAATTTGAAAAGATATTTATAAAATATTAATAAGGAGATATTCACATGGTTATTTCTGTAAATTTTAATGGGAAGTCGTTAGTTCATCCAAATACTTATTCAAAAATAACAACTCTACTTTCAGGTGGCCTTCCTGTCACTGCTTCTGGGGTTGTTGGGATAATTGGCGAAGCTAGTAAGGGAGCTCCAGGAGATGTCACTGGAGAAGGGGTCCAAAGTTTTAACTCTACTCAATTGTCAGATATTGCAGCAAAATATTCGTCTGGTCCAATTGTTGATGCGGCAAAACTATTAATTGAGCCTTCTAGAGATGCTAGGCTAGTTAATGGAGCTCAAATTATAAGAGTTTGGAAAACAAATTCTTCTGTTCAGTCTACTCTGACTCTTGCTAATGTTGACACTGGAGTTGGAAACACCATGTTAACCGCTACTTCTGGGAATTATGGTGTTGACGAAAATAACTTAGCAGTTTTGTCTTCTTCTGGCTCTGTTGTTGACGCTCATGCTTCTGTCGTCTCAGATTCAGATGTAGCTTTCCCAATTGCTGTTGCGACTGCTGATACTTTAATTGTTGTGATAAATGGGATAACTTATACTTTAACTGTTACAACTGCTCCAGGTGGGTCTGTTTCTTTAACTCAGGCTCAGTGGGTTACATTGTTAAATGGAGCCGCTGTTACTGTTGGAGCAGATACCGCAACTCCTGTTTGGGCTCCTTCAAAACCAGTTATAGCTAGTGCTTCTGGAACGGTAAGGATTCAATTAGTTGAAGACCCAACAGTTATTGATGATTATACTTCTCTTCATGAATATGGCTTAATGACTCTTACTGCAGCAAACATTAGAACAACTTTAGCTCTTGGAGTTGCTTCTGCGGTAAATGCTTCAACTCTTGTTGTTACTCCTGGTGGAGCTGGTCCAGTTCGTGGTTCTAGAGGGTCTAGAGTTTTTACAGTTACTAGGAATGATGTCTCTGAGACTATTGATGAGAATTCAAATGATGTAATTTTTAGCATTAGGTATGTTGGAGCTTCAACAGGATGTCTTTTTTCTGTTTCAGATGTTTCTACAGTTAGAACTTTAGTCACGACAACTAGTGGTCCAGCAACTCCTGCAGAAGATCTTAATTTGAATTTAAACTCTTATACAGTTCAAGAATTAGTTGATTATATCAATAATTTTGGAGGAGGAGGTCTATACACTTGTGTAACCTCTTATTTTAATGCTTCTGTTGTTGAGGCTAATCTAATGGACTATTATCGTTCTATAGATATTTTAACTTTGCCTCTTAATGCTAAAGCTGCAATAAATGAAATTGTTGAACTTACAAATGAGCAGTCTCAGTTGATTTCTGTTGAGCAAACTTCTAATGTCTATGGTCAATTAAGGACCTTTACTCCTAAGCAGTTTTTAACGGGAGCTTCAACAGGTGGATCAACAAATACTGATTTTCAGGATGGTTTTGACGCAATTCTTGCTGTAAGGTGTAACACAGTTATCCCTTTGATTAGTCAGGATGCAACAACTGACATTACTGATGGCCTTACGGATGCTAATTCTACTTACGATATAGCTTCTGTGAATTTACAAGCAGATACCCATTGTAGAACTGCCTCAAATACTCAAAATAGAAGTGAGAGAAATTGTATTATTTCTTTAAAAGATTCTTTTGTGGACACAATAGCTGCTTCTAAGATTTTGAATTCGGAATATTCTTCTATGACTTTTGAAGATACTGGAGTTTTAGATATAAATGGGACTATTGTTGTAAAACAACCTTGGGCTCAAGCTTGTTTAGCTGCTGGAATGATGGCTGGTGCTCCAATTGGAGAACCAATCACATTTAAGTATGCAAATTGTTATTCTATAACCCATTCTGACTTTAATTCTAAAACTCAAGCTGATTCTGCGATTAAAGCAGGATTATTATTTTTAGAACAGCCAGATCAAGGTGGTTTTAGGTTTGCTGTTGGAAACACTACTTATCAAAAGGATGGGAGTTTTGTTTATAATAGAATTTCTGTGTTTCAAGCTGCTCAGTATGTCGCTTATGACTTACGACAAGTCTTAGAAAACATTTTTATTGGTACTAAAGCTAGGACTGGTTCAGCTGAAAATGTTAAAAATGTTGTTATTAGTGCAATGGCTAAATACTTAAGAGATGAAATAATTGTTGGAGATGATTTGAATTCTGGACTTGGTTGGAGAAATCTTACTGTTGTTATAACTGGCCCAGTTGCAGCAGTAGACATTACGATTACTCCAGTTGAGGGACTTGATTTTATTCTTCCAACAATAAATTTGGATCAAATTAGGCAGACGGCATAAATAAATAAATAAAGGAGAATTATTATGACTTCAGGAGGACAAACTGCTATTGGAACGACAAGACCTTTCGGTGGAGTCGTTACTGGTGTAAGGGCTATTCTTTCAATAGGGAATTTGCCAATAATTTTTGCGTCAAATGTGAGTTATACAATTACTCATAATATGACTCCGATTGAGGTTCTTGATCGTCTTACTCCTGCTGAATGGGCAGAGACTGGATATCAAGTAGAGTTTACTTTTAATTCTTTTAGGGTTGTGGGAAAATCGGCTACAGCGTTAGGTTTTGAAGCTTTACCAACTGATGCTCTTTTAAGACAGCCAGAGTTTACTGTTGAATTACAAGCAGCAGCTCCAGATAATACTGACCCAAAAACAATTTTGAGAATTTATAGAGCTAAAATGAGAGGTCGAAGAGGAACAGTTGATGCCAGAGGAGTTATGACAGAGACATTTGATTTTGTCGGGATTCTTGCAGATGATGAAGGTGGATACGCTCAAGAACAACCTTTACCTGCATAACTTTTCTTTAACCCATTGGTGCTTTCCCCCACACCAATGGGTTTTTTTTGGGGGAAGTATTTAAAATAATAAGCAGGAGGGAAAATGGAAAATAAAATTGGGATATTTTTAAAAAGAAGAAGAGAAAGTTTAGGAATTTCTCTTAGAGAGTTAGAGAGCAAGATTGGTATATCTGATTCTTATATTTCAATTATAGAAAATGGTAAAAAAGATTTTGTTCATCCGAATATCCTTAAGAGATTTTCAAAAATTTTAGATGTTCCATATCTATACTTAATGGAGATGTCTGGATATTTAGAAAAAAATATAACTTTAAAAGAAAGGGGAAAAGATGTCTGATTTCATGCCAGTAGAGCATATGTTTTCTGTAGATAGTGTCGGGAAAGAAACGAAAAAACAGTATCAAGGGGATTTTATTTATAGGAGGCTAAACCTTAAACATCAAGCTGAAGCAGATAAGCTTAAAGCAAGACTTAATGGGACAAATGTCCAACAGCTTAGTAAATCAACTTTAGCTGTTCATGAAATGCTTTCTTGGCTATATTATGGAATAGCTTCTGCACCTAAATGGTGGTTTGAGAGCGCTTTTTCAGATGTTGAATCAACTCAAATTCGTGAGAATGATGATTCTGTCATCCCTGGTTATCATTTGTATGATGCTAATATTGTAAGGGAGATTTATGATGAAGTCGCAAAATTTGAGGAATCTTTTAGAGAAAGAATGTTTGGAAAGAAAGAAAAGAAAGAAAAAGAAAACAAGTTATGATTCTTTGTTGGAAATAAAGAGTCAAGCAATTTCTTATATAGATTCTGAGTGGAAGGGTTCAAACACCCTTAAGGTCTTAAAAAAATGGTGGTGTTTACAGTATAATCGGCCTTTTTTAGACCCTCTTTTTAATGAATATTCGTTGGAGGAATTAATCCTTGAATTTTTTATTGTAACCTTGTCTGAAAGTCCAGAACAAATTAAACTTATTAAGGCGGAGATTTCTGGTCAAGCTATTAATGATGAAAAATGGTTAGATGAAATGGTATTAGAGACAGAATCAAAAATAGGTGATAATATAGATATTAAAGAATTGCAGGAAGGAATTGAAGAAAGTTTTGAGGTAAATGATGGTAACTAGTATAAGAATGAGGTTAGATTTAGCAGAGTTTGATAGAGACATTAGATCTGCTCAAGATAAAATTCAAGAACTTTCTCGTTATGGCTCTGAGCTTTCTAAAAGAAAAGTTTCTTCTCCTGAAGAGCTTTCTGCTAAAAGATATGAAAAAAAAGAGGTAACTAAGTCTATATCTTTAGAGCGTAAATTTGCAGATGAAATGGTTAGGTCTAGGAAAACTATTGCGGAAGCAGATGATGAAGTTTTTGGAGAGAAAGCCTTATCAAAGTTAAGTAAGTTTCGACAAGGATTTGAATCTACTTTTGGCCCTTCAATAATTTCTAAAATGTTTACTAAGCTTGGAATGGGTGGAGCAGGTGGTGGCTTTTCTGGTGTTGCTAGTTTAGGTGCTGCAGGAATTGGTGGGGCAATGGCTGGGGGAGTCCTTACTGCTGCAATGATCAGAGGGGCAATGGGAGTCTCTACTTTTGCTGGCCAGTCAGGATTGAGATTAAGAGCTAGAGGTTTGGGGGTTTCTCCTGATGAGTTTCAAAATGTAGGTCTTGGTTTAGGTTATGGACCTAGTGCTTCTCTTGAGCAAGCTTCTGCTTTGGCTATGGCAGGTGGAAACATCTCTCCTTCTTTATTGGAAAAAGCTCAAGGATTTGGGAGAACTTATGGGATGGATCCATCTGAATTGGGAGGTATTTTAGGAGTTGTGAGAAGAGGAGGAGCAACAGGTACAGAGCAAGAGAGAAGGTTTTCTGCTATTTTGTCTGATGCGATTGCTTCTAAGCTTGAAGATTCTCGTTTAGGTGAGTTTTTAGCCACAACTGCTTCTTCTGTTGAGTCGCTTCAAGAAAGAGGTGGAGTAATTGACTCTTCAAAATTTGCTCTTGCTCTTGCGGCTACAATGACATCTTCTGGAATTTTTTCAGATCCTACTAGAGCCGCAAAATATATTGGGTCAATGGATGCAACAATTCGTTCTGGAGCAGGATTCCAGACAGGATTTTATAGACAGGCTTTTGGAAAATTGATGCCTGGTTCTGGTCCGTTAGCTCAATACTTACAGATGACAGGTTCTGGTTTGTTTAAAACAGATATGTCTCAATATGAAGGAGTTCTTAGGCCAGACGAAATGTCTTATTATAAAAGTAGACAGGCTGGTTTAGGTTTTGGAGCGACCACTAAAGAGATTTCTAGTCGTTTTAACCAATTAACTGCTGGAAAATCTTTTGAAACCCAAGAATTAATTGCGAGACAGCTTACTAATCTTCCTGGAATGGAGGGTTTGGCTCTTTTTAGAAGACTTGAGACGGGACAAATTAGTTCTGAGGATTTTCTGAAGGCTGTTAAAGATGCTAGTATTTCTTCTGAAGAAAAATTAGCTGGAATAAGGTTTTCCACTGAAGGGACTTTTGAACAATTAAAAGCTTTAAATGAGTCTCAGTTGGTAACATCTGGTGGAGTTTTATTGGAAGCTTTGCTCCCTATTTCTTCAGCTTTACTTGGTTTAGAGAGAGGATTGATGAAGTCTCCTGGGTTAAGAATTCTTGGAAAAATTCTTGGTTTTTCAGGGAAAAATTCTGGTTCAGATATTTTAGGAGATACGGGAGAAACTTTAGGGTATTGGGCAGGTGGTGGAGGGGCAGAACAGTCTCTTTCTGCTTATATGAAATCTTTTGGTTCAGGAGGATATTCTTCAAAAGGTCTTAAAGAGGGAATGGGTGAATTTTCTAAAGTTCCAGCATCTATTACTATTGTTGGTTCTATAGAAAAGTTAATTAAGGCGTTAAACAATGTTTCTGAAAAAGTAGAGAAAAATATTGAGAAAACTAAAGAAAATGAAGCAAAAGATAATAGAGCAAAAGATAATAGAGCACTTACCCCGTTAGAACTTGGGGCATTGCCAGGGTTTTAATTTATGAAAGAAAAATCAATAGTATCGAGATGTTCTTGCACAGTTTATCCTTTTGTTTATAGGAATATGACAAGAGAGGGGAATATTCCTGAAAAATTGATGACGATTCCTTCTCCAAATCAGTCTTCTTACTTTGGTGGTGTAGATTTTATTGGGGGAGAAACTTCAGCAAATCCTATAACTGGGGAACGGTATTTTGAGGAAAGTATAAGTAGATACCATCCTTCTTTTTGTCATAAATATGATCTTGTAAGTCCTAGTTGTAGGACTCCAGAAGAAATAGCAGAATTAAATTCTAAAGAATCTCAGCAATATTTTGATGATCCAGACATAAGAATGATTCCAGATGAAACAAACCCTTTTTTATCTACTGGAGTTGTAGATCTTAAAGGAATTATTGGATTTAATTATTCTAAGAATTTAAAATCTCCTGCTGGAAAGTTTACTATAACAACTTTGGCGGATAAAGATTATCTTAGATTAATTGCTCCAGGAGATTGGTTAATTTTTAATTTTCATCAAAATAATACATCAGTTTTCCATCATAGAAGATTCATTGGGAATATAGATAGAGTCGCTAAAAATTTCCAAATAACGGATGATGGGAAGCAACAAGAAACTTTTACAATTTATGGTTCTGATTTTGGAAAAGTTTTTGAAACTTTTAAACTTTATATAAATCCATATGATCCTACTGGTGTAGTCCAACAAGCAGTGTTAACTGAATTAGGGATGAATGCTTTGAGTGGTAGTGCAGCTCATTTGGTTGCTACGTTGTTGGCAATTCTTTATCGAAATCCAAGCCAAGGAACTTATTCGGGAATGAATTCTATAAATCAGTTTTTACTTCCTTCAGCTCTCACTAATGAATTGCTTAAGGGTGCTCAAAATGAGCCAGATCCTGCTTATAATCTTTTAGGTCAAGAGCCAGCTATTTTTCAACAAAATACAGGAATTCCTAATCTTCTTGATGGAGATAGAGTCTCTGATGTTTTAGTTTTGCAATTAGAAAAAGATATTCCTGGTTTAAAAACTAACTCTGGAGAGGGGCTTGTTGGTGAAGATGCAATTGTTACTGCTTGGGATTTGTTAAAAAGTAACTCAAATGCTCCAGTTATTAATGAATTATTTTTAGAAACAGACAACTATAGTGGAAGACCTATTTTATATTTAAGGCCTGTTCCTTTTTCTAGAAAAAAGTCCCCTTATATAGATAGAGTTTCAACTTCAGGGTTTAGAGATTTACTTTATAAATATGCTTTTAAGACTCTATCTGCAGTAAAAATTATTACAGCAGATATTCTAAAATCTGACTTAGGAGTTTCAGATGCTGAGAGGTTTAATTATTTTTTAGTTTCCTCTACTTTTGCGGATGGGCTAAGTAAGGCTTCAAAAGTCTTAGTCTCTACCAAAGAAGGATTTCCTTTATTTGACAAATACTCTATTGCAGCCCATGGTTTTAGAATTTTTAGACCACAAACCTTGTTCTACCCTTCAGGTGTTAAACTGACTAGCAGTTTAACCACTAGGACTGTTTCTAATAGTCAAGATTCTAGTAATGCTGTGAAGCGAAATGCAGTTATTCAAAATTCTCAAGACTATTTTAAACAGGCAGATGCTAAGATAGCTGAACTTCAAGCACAATTGGATTCTGGGGTTTTTCCTCAAGGAAGGACTCGTGAAAGTACTAAAATAAATATGCAAACTTTGATAGACAATAAGAATAGTCTTATTGAGAAATCTAGAGAAGGTGATGATAGTGATTCAACTCCTCCATTCAATACAGAGGTTGGAGACTATTCAAGTCCTTGGAGTCAAATAAATAAAATTATTAAGTCTGGAGAATGCCTTGAAGATCTAATTTTTGATTGGAATCTTCTTTGTTATGAGAATAATGTAAATAATCCATTTTTTGAGAATGGAACGATAACAATTGTTGGAAATCCTCATGTTAGGGTTGGGAAAAGGTTAATAATTAATTCTGAGTCAGAAAATGAAAAACAATACTATATTGAAGGATATGAGGATAGTTGGTCTTACCCTGGAGAAATTTGGATACAAACTTTAACAGTTACTCGTGGTCAAGATGCTAACGAGAGGCCTTTGCATATTTCTCAGAGAAGAGGGAATATTTTTAATGTTTCTAAAACTGTTTTTAAAGGAATAAGAAGATGAGATTATGGCATGGCGGAATCGTAAATAGTTCAATTCCAATTTCTTCTAAGACAAATCTTGGAAAAAATGTCGGAGGGACAACTTCTATTTGTTTAGCTCAGATAAGGGAGGTAGTTTATTCTGATGATGACAATAATATTTTAGGAGAGTCTGGAAATAAACAAGTTATGTATAATTGTGAAGTTATCGGTGGTCCAGATGCAGGTAGACTTTTTTATAGTTGCGTTATGGCTAGGCCATATGCTGGTAGCACTAATTTCCAAGAAACTGTCTTAACTCCGAATACTGATAAAGAAAATCAGCAAAATTCTAAGGGGGCAAGAAAGCTTCCATCTCAAAATAGTGGAGATTTGGTTATTGTCGCGAGATTGTTTGGATATTCTAATTTTCCTGTGATTATTGGTTCTCTTCCAAGTTATAAAGTCCCTACTGCTGCAAAGAAATCAGATGGGGTGAGGCAGTTTTCAGTAACTAATGGGATTGTTGAAAAAGTTACAGCTCAAGGTAATAAAATTATTAGGACTGCAGGGAGTGCTGTTGATAGTGTTAAGGGGGTAATGGATATTTCTTTCAAAGTTCCTTCTTTATCTGAAGTAGTAGCTCAGTTAAGGGAAGAAGCTGAAGAGATGTTAGGTTGTACTGGTTTCTCTCTTACTCCTGGTGGTGCTATAAGTCTTTCTAATAAAATAGGGAATAAAATAGGTATTGACCGAATGGGTCAACTTGGATTAAAATCTCCTTTGGGTGGCATTAAGATGTTGACTGGTGGCATTACAAAGATGCAAAGTACAGTTACAGATATTAAGTCAACAGCTGCTATGAATATAAAATCTACCTTAACTTCTATTGGTCAAGGAGGAGTCCCAGCTGCAAGAATAAGTGATATGTCTTTGGGAACAGATTCAAATGGGATGCCTGTAGTCAGTAGAGTAATGTCAGGAAGTTTTATTAGCTTGGTGGGAAGCTGACCTAACATATGAAAAACATTGAAAAAATTAAAAATTATAAAAAAGAGTGGTATAAAAAGAATAAAGATCGGATTAGTTTATTTATAAAAGAAGACCGAAAAAAAAATCCAGAAAAGTATAAAAAATATAAAAAACAAGAATATTTAAAAAATAAAAAAGAGATTTTATGTAGAAATAAAGAATATCGCTTAAGTCATAAAGAGAAGATAAAGGAGTATTCTCAGGAATATCGTCTAAAAAAGTTAGATATCTTAAGGAAGCAGCAAAAAAAATGGAGATTAGAGAATAGGGAAGAGTTAAAGAGTAAAAAAAAGAAATATTATTTAGATAATAGGGAAAACCTTTTAAAAGGAGGCAAGAGGTATAAACTTAAAAATAAAGAATGGAATAAAGAGTATAATGAAAATTATAGAAAGAAAAACAAAGATTCTTTAAATAAAAAAAGAAAAGATAGAGAGAAATTTGACCTTTTTTTTAAAATTTCTTGTCAATTAAGAAAAAGATTTTGGATGGCTTTAAAAAAAGGCTACAAGTCTGGTTCTGCAGTAAGAGATTTAGGTTGTTCTATAGAAGAGTTTAAAAAATATATAGAGCTTAAGTTTCAAGAAGGAACGAGTTGGGAGAATTGGGGATATAGAGGATGGCATCTAGATCATATAATTCCTTTAGCCAATTTTAACCTTTCTAATAGAAATGAGCTTTTGAAGGCGGTAAATTATACAAATCTTCAGCCCCTATGGGCTATAGATAATTTAAGAAAAAATAAATATTGAGGGAGTTAGAATATGGCGATATTAGACGTTACAGCTAGAAAAACAATAAGCCGTAGACTTTGTAAATTACCTACTGAAAAGGGCATTTTTACAACTACCAGTTCTAATTTAAATGATACCCTTCAGGCTTATTCTGAAGTTGACTCTTCAAATGATTTGTTTTTAGTAGATTGGGTTGGAAGTTCAGATGCTTATTTGGGAGAAAGAAGGTCTTTGGCAGGATTAGAATTTGAAACTTTTACAGTTCTTGAGGCAGAAAATGAGTATGTTGTCCCTTTGACTGGAGGAGGAAATAGCAAATTTTTTCCATTTAATTCTGGACTGGTTCCTGCTCTTTCAAATAATTATTTCCTTAATCCTCAAATAAATAGATACACTGATGGGTTATCTTCTGGAGCTTTTTCTCCATATGAAGAGCGAATAGCTTTAGACTATCAACAGATGTTGATTATTTTAATTAATGGGGTAACTGGTGGAATTAATACAGCATTGTCTGCTCCCTTTAACTCTGGAGACATAGTTTTAAATGTAGTTGATGGATCTGGGACATCTGATGGTACTTGTGTTATTGTCTCTGGGAATGATGGAGGTGGAATTCCTGTTAATTCTCAGTACCTTTTTTATATAGAGTCTGGTGGAGGTACGAATACTCTAACTGGGCACATTGTCTGTGGGGGAACTTCTACCATTATTGTTGTTGGATCAACTATTGCAGTTGGTGGAGGAGTCATTTGGGCAGATCATCCTGATAGAGATGACTTGGCGGCTTCATTGACTTTTCCTAATGTTGCTCAAGGAATTTCCTCCTATGGGGTTATCTCTTGGGGAATTTGCCTAACTGATGAATTAGTAGATTTAGGATTAAATATTGACACAAGAATTACCCAACAAGCTTTAATAACTGCTGCTATTGCTGTAAATATTCCAGCTATTCAGGCAGGGATAACTGCATGGACAGCTTTCCCTCTTTCTGATGTAGGTGGAAATAGTCGATTTAACGATGTTGCTCTCTTGCCATTTCAAATTGAAGTTGACGATAGAGTTATTCAAATTGCAGGAAGGCTTGGGGAAATTGTTACAGCTGTTGGATCTGTTACAGATGGAGGAGATGGGACATATATAACAGTAGATGGAGCTTTTGCTTTTCGGTATCAGTGGTTAGATAGACGGATCAATAAAGGTTATGGATCTTTGGCTTCTCAAGATGGAGCTGATAAAACAAAAAAGATAATAGATCAGCAAAATTTAAATGCCCAAAGCATGGAACAAAACTATAAGGACGCAATGGTTGCCACTCTTTTTGTAGAGAATCCAGAGGATTTCTTTTCAGATATGGAAGGTTTTTCTAGTGCTTTAGTGGCTTCTCAAGATTTAAGAGTTATTACTGTCATCTCTATTCCTTCAGCTCAAACATTGTATCCAAATGTTGTAACAGAAGTTCCTGCGATTTCTGCATCACTACTTCAAGCTGTTTCTGGGGCAACTGCTATAATAAGTAAAATCAATATCAATAATAATAATATCGTTTCTTTTTATGTCTCGGATATTGTTGGTACATTTGATTCTACTAACTTGGTTACTGGAGTAAACTTAGACAAAACAACTTTTTCTTTTGTTCCAGCTAATACTTTCCCTTCTCTTTATCAATTTGAGAGAGGAGACGATGTCTTTGTTATTGATGATAGTCTGGGGAATGCAGAACTTCCTTCTGTAGGGACTCCTGGGAGAATTTTACATTTAGATTTTGATAATAATCAAATTTATTTAGATTTTGAAGTTCCTGCGACATATACTCCTGAGAATTTAGTAAGAATTTATAAATGCTTAATTGCATATGTTTGACGCTTATAAGGTAAGCAATAAAAATAGTAACTTTATTTCAATAAGATGATAAAATAACTCTATGACAGATTCTAAATTTCCATATCCAAATCTAGCAAAAACTTCAGGGAAAGAGTCTCTTGGAGCTTTAGGAAGAGTTGCAGGAAATTTTCAAGATTTTTTTAAAAACTTAAGTTTTTCTAGAATTTTTGGAAAGAATGTTAAATCTTATCCTGTAAATGATGTCATTTCTCCTGCTGTTTGGGATATTGTTGAATCAAATTGGAACAAAGATTTAGGCTATGCCTTTAGGGTAGAAGAAGAAAGCAAAAATAATGGAGGAATCCAATCTACTTTTAATGATTTAGTTGGTTCTCAGTTTTTTGGCCAATCTGGATTTCAAGAGTTTATCCTTCAAGTTAATCCTTCAGATTTAACACAGGATGAAGAATTTGCCGTTGTTATCAGACCAACACAAACTGGGGTTGTGACAGAACATAAGGGTTTTATTTTTAAAGATTTAATTATTTCTGGAACTACAGCTGTTCATCCTTTAAGAGGTGAAGCAGGGATTCAAGATAATGGGACTTTGATGGGAAGTTCTGGAAGGTCTGGTTTTTTGGAATTCTTAGAGCTTAGAAATTATTTTAGAGCTTATGCTCAATATAAAACTGATCAAGGACATTCTAATGCTAGAATGATTTTTGAAAATTTTAAAGACAATGAGTCATGGTATATCGAGCCTTTAAAATTTTCTATGAAAAGAAATTCTTCTAGAGCAACTTTGTATGATTATAATATTGTTTTAAAAATTATTGGAAAAGCTAAATTTGGTTCTGGGAGTAGTTCAAATTCTGTTTTAGATTTTCTTGATGAAGTTGACAATGTTTTAAATGTTGCAAATGAAGCTATTACTGGATTTACTGGTATGGTAAATAGATTCTCTAGTTTATTAAAGCAATCAGAAAGAGCTTTAGAAGAAACTATCCTAGGGCCTATAAACAGAATCTCTACAGCTATTTATTCTTTGCAGAATTTAAAGACTACTGTTTTAAATATTCCAAGACAATTTATTCAAGCGACTTTGTTTTCAGTTTATAGACTAAGAGATAACACTTTAGATTTGTTTGGAGAAAATGATCCTTACTATGACTCTTATGTTGGAAGAGATCAGACTGTTGATCCTAAGTTTGAGAACCAAACAACTATTTTTACTAAGACTCAAATTATGGAGCATTTTAATAACCTTGAAGGTGCGTTTAATCAGTTGATTTCTAGTAATTTGCCATTTTCTAAAACAACATCTCAAATTAATAGCCAAATTTATAGACAAGGTTTTGGTAACCAACTTTCATTTCCAGATCCTTCTTCCGTTAAAGAGTTAACAATAAAAGGTGGAGATACTTTAGAGTCAATTTCTGCAAAAGCGTTAGGAGATCCAGATAGGTGGGTAGAGTTAGTTACTTTAAACAATCTTATCCCCCCATATCTTTCTGACACTCCTTCTTCGGATCCTAGGATTAAATCTGTTAGTGATAAAATTTTAATTCCTTTGTTTGACTCAAATAGTCCAGTAAGAACTAACTTTAATTCTAAGAATTTTAATTTTACAAGAAACTTGTCAGAACTTGATAAGTTTCTAGGAATAGATCTAAGGCTTAATTTAGATTCTCATGATTTAATGATAACAAATTCTAATGATTATTCTTTAGTTTCTGGTTCTGAAAATGCCGCTCAAGCTTTATTCATAAAATTAGGTTTAGAAAAAGGAAGTCTTAAAAGATATCCTGAGATAGGCCTTGGTCTTCAAGTGGGAACTAAATCTAGAACTAGAATGGCAGCTTCTTTTAGGACTGAAATAGCTAGGTCTGTTTTGACAGATCCAAGATTTGTAGATATAAAAGACGTTTATTTTGAAATGATTGGAGGACAAGTTAAGTTCAATTTAACTCCTGTAATTGCTGATATGAATTTATCTGTTCCTCTAAAACTTAGTGTGGAGAATTAGCTTATGCCATTTACCCCAAAACCTTATAATAAAATAAAAGGAGCAATGGTCGCTACTTTAAAATCAGTGACTCCTTTAACTGATTTTGTGCCAGGATCTGTCGCTGATACTCTTTTGGAAGCTCCTTCTGTTGAAGATGCTCAGCAATATATTCAGATGACAAATCTTTTAGCATTGTTTCACTTAGATACAATAGAGGGTGCAGACTTAGACGTTAAAGCTTTTGAATTTGGTTTAACGAGAAATCAGCCAACTAAGTCTTCTGGGTATACGACAATTTCAGATTCTGCTTTCCCTAAAATATCTACTATAATATATCCAGTTTTGTCTGGGCCTATTGTTGGATCTTTTTTATTAAATGTAGTTGATGCTTCTACTTTCCCAACTCCTGATGCACTTCATCCAACTTATACTCTTGTTATTGGCAGAGGAACGGCTAATTCAGAAATGGTAACTTATGCTGTTGCTCCTGTTAATAATGTTTCTTATTGGACAATTACTCTTGTTGCTGGTTTTGGGAATGACCATGGGACAGAGGAAACTGTAGTTCTTTCTCAGGGAGGAAATCGAGCAATTCCTGCAGGAACTCAGGTGGCGATTCCTGAGTCTGATATTTACTCAGAAATTAACTATACTAGTAATAATTTAGCTACTATCTTAGATGGAGAAGAAGAAGTCTCAAGTGTTTCAGTTACAGCGGCTCAAGCAGGATCTTCTGGAAATGCTCCAGCGGGAGGAATAAGCCAATTTTCAACTTTACCTTTTACTACTGCTCTTGTCACGAATCCTCTTCCATTTAATAATGGAGAAGACTTAGAATCTGATCAAGATTTTAGAGATAGGATTAGGAATAAAGTATCTTCATTAGCTGCAGGAACTATTAAAGCAATTATTTCTGGAATTGCTGGTCAAATAGATAATGAAGACAGCAAGAGAGTTGTTTCCGAAACTTTTAGAGAGGCTATAAATTATCCTAGTGATATTTCTCAATTATTTATTGATGATGGCACAGGTTTTGAACCTTCTTTTGAAGGGCAAGGGTATGAGATAATTATAGATCAAGCTTCTGGAGGAGAAGGGCTTTTAAATACAAGTTTTTATCCTATTGTTAAAGCTTCTTTGGTTACTTCGAATTCTTCTCCATATAATTTAATTGGAAATGAGGTTCTTTCTTATTCTGTTAATAATGTCTTGGAAGAGGTGACTTTTTTAGTTACAGATTTTTCTATTATTGGACAAGCAACTGCTTTAGAAGTGGCAACTGCTATCAATACAAGAGCTACTTTAATTGAGGCTAGGACAACAGATGAAAAAAATAAAGTAATTATAACTCCTAATATAAACTCTAGTGAGTCTGTTATCGTAAATGTTTTAGGGGCTGGAGTTGACGCAAATAACCTTTTGGGGTTTGTTGTGAATGAAGAGGCTCATACTTTAAATCTTTATAAGAATGATATATTTTTAGTTAAAGATGGAAGAACTGCTTTTTTAGATTCTGGAAACCCCCAAACTTATGCGATTATAATTGGAGATACTTTAACTATTCAAATTGATGGGAAAGCCCTTATTCAAACAATTACTTTTACTATTGGTGGAGCCTTAACAGCTCAGCAGGTTTGTGACGATATAAATGATCAATTAGTTGGAGGAGTTGCCCAAGTTGGGATTAATTCTATAGGGCAAAGTTTTGTGAGATTGTCTTCATTTACATTATTATCTTCAAGTTCTATGATTAGAGTAACAGGTGGAACGGCTAATGCTCTTTTAGCTTTTCCTACAACTGCTCCTGCTTCTGGGTTAACAAACCTAGGACTTAACAAAGATTATGTTATGAATAGGTTTAATGGACAAATTAGGCTTACGACTCCATTACATACAAATGATATGTTATCTGCTGGATCTTCTCAGACAAGAGCTTTTGTTTCAAATTATTTTGATTTTGGAGACCCTCTAAACCATCCTATTACTGGAGATGCTTCAGATGATGTCTATGCAATAGCCGATACTCAAACTCTTATTGTCACTGTTGATGGTGGGGCTCCGCAAACTCATGTTTTTACTGTTCCTGGGGACTTCATAGATCCAGTTACTGGCTTTACTATTGCTCCTCCATACGATGCAACTCAAGTTGCTGAAGCATTTAATTCTTATACAACAGTCTTAGGGGCAAGAATGGATGTTGTTAATTTTGGTGGACTTCATTATTTAAGATTGAGGTCTACAGATTGGGAGAATGGGACTATATACTTAGATTCAGCTTCTACAGCGAATCCTTTGCCTAATGGATTAGGACTAGGTTTGACAGATACGACTATTTCAGGACAAACTTCTAGTATGGCCTATATAGAGTCAGGAAATTCTGGAGATTATAGCTTTGGTCCTGGGATGACTTTTTCTATTGTTTTAGACCAAGATCCTTTAAACAGATTATTCATTGTTCCTTTAACAAGAGCTGGAGCAGTTACGACTCAGATTAATAACTTACGCTTTAGAGATTCTTCATTGGTTTCTCTTTTTACAAAAGACTCTGATTTGATTGGTTATGAAGCAAGGTTTACTGACACTACTGTAACAGTAGCACTTAGTTCTCAAAGAAGAACGGTAATTGCTTATGACCATACAAATGGAGAGATTACTGTTGGAGCAGCTTTTGGTGGTATTCCTATTATTACAGATGATTATGAATTAATTCCTGTTACAACCTTAAACACAGTGAATTTTATTAAAAATAAAGGGATAACTCCTCTGTCTGTTTTCTCTGCGATAGAAGAATCTTCTAGTGGGTCAAATGTACAGATAACTCCTACAACAATTGGTTCTTCTGGTGCAGTTCAAGTTGCTGGAGGATATGCCAATGGTTTATCCGTACCAGTTAGTGTTGATGGAGATGCTTTGGGAACTATTGGAATAGATAGTATCTCTGGATTATCTATTAATTTACATATTACTGTTCATAGACCTGGTCCTGTTACAGTCTCGGGTTATATTGACTCTATTGTCACAGGAGCAGATCATTATATCCTCACTGTTACTGTGGCTCCTGATGGGGCTGGTGGGGCGGTAGACTTATCTACTTATACTATCGCTGTTGGGGCTACAATTAGCGCACATAACCTTTTAGATTTTCCAACAAATTTGGTAGAAGGAATGGATGGATATAAAAATTACACAGGGCTAATGAGAAAATGCCAATGGTTAGTCGATGGCTATCCTGCTGATTTAATTAACTATCCTGGGTTAAAAGCTGCTGGAATAAAAATAGAAGTTTCTGCTCCTTTAGTTAATCAACTTTCTCAGATTATTTTAGATGTTACTCCTCTTCCAGGAGTTAATTTAAGTAATATTTCTGAGTATGTTAGATCTGCTGTCCTTTCTTATGTAAATAGTTTAGAGTTAGGAGAAGATGTCCTCTTAGCTTCGATAATAGATGTAGTGATGGATGTAACAGGAGTTCAGAATGTAAGGGTTATATCTCCAACTGCAGATACTTTAATTTCGGATAATCAAATTGCGAGAATTTTCTCAGGAAATGTTACTGTGAGTTAAAATATGATTACTGTTCAACAAAAATTAGCTAGATATTATGCGACAGTCCCTTCTAGTTTTTACCAGCCAAGTGTTAACCTTGAGACTTTAGGGTTGTTAACTGCTTGGGCTACTGAGGACGCAGCTATCTTAAATGAATTAGAAAGTTTAAGATTAGAGTTTTTTGTAGCAACAGCTGATGGGATATTTTTAGATATGCTTGGGTCTGATGTTGGAGTTTCAAGACCTTCGGACTTTCTTAATGATGATGACCATTATAGAGAATTAATCGCTTTAGCTTACTCTCCTCATGTTAATGAAGCATCTTATGACGAATTATTTGATATAATTTTTGGCCCTCTTGCTTCTCGTTCTTATGTTGTTTCTAGAGAACCTGAGAATTATACGTTACTTCAGAGCATTGACTTTGCAACAGATGGGACTCTTGTTGGAACATTTACTACGGATTCTGATTTAGGACTAAAACACACTATTGATGATAGTCCATTATTGGATGAAGATTTTAGAATACAAAGAGATACCGTTGGCTTTCAACTTGAGGTCTTAGCTACATTATCAGGATTAACAGCCCCTCCAGCTCCTTACACTGTTGAAGTTGATGATGGAGATACTGATTTAACTTTATTTACTACGTTAGCTAATTCAAAAATTTTAACTTTAGAAGTTTTAATCATTAGAACAGAGAGTGGAATTCAGACAGTAACATTTTTATCTTCAGATTTTCCTGACTTATTAAATGTAACTGTTCAACAAGCTGCAACAATTATTAATGAAAGACAGACTCTTGCTACAGCAGATGTTTTCTTTAATATGACTGATAGCCAAAATTATCTTAGGATTAGGACAAATACTCCTGGATCTAGTGGTTTTATCCAAATTTTAGGTGGGACAAGTAACGCTACTTTTTGTTTTGATCACAATATCCATAGAAATTTTGAAGTAGATATTGATGAAACTGGGGATGATCCTGTCATAATTATTCCTCAAGTTTCTTTGACAAATAGAGATTTAAGAGGAAGTTGGCATTTTCATGATGATCCTGCAACTATTCCATTTATAAATACTCATCTTGGACAAATGGCTAATCAATTAATTTGGGATACTTATCCTTCGACAGAAGCTACACCTTATTGGCCAGGACCATTTTTATTTCATTCTTTGCCTTCTACAGATGTTTCTCCTGTTTTCCCCGCAGCTGCTTATACGTTACATTCTGTTTCTACAACTTTAACTAGCCCTTTAGAGCATGGGACTTCTGCGTCTGCTGGACCGAATATTTACCCTACTCCAGTAGATGATTCTTCTCAATTTCCTAACCCTAGTGTGGGAGCAGAATCTTATATCATGATTAGTTTAGGAGAGGGGAATCAAGAAGGCCCAACGAGAGAGAGAGCGGATCTTCTTTTAAAGTATTTGGCTAGAACAGGTAACCATTCTCTTAACTTAGATCCTTTATACCAGTTTGGACTAACATTAGATCCAGTTTTCCCTGTTTCTATCCCTGGTTTTAGATTTGACCATATTTCTGGAGAAATTGTCAATCTTGTTAGCTACTCTTCTTCTTCAGATAAAGATGGCTCTGGGTTTAGATCTTTGTCTGGTGGGTATGAGCCTAGAAAAGATGGGAAAGATTATGGAGTTTATCTAACAGAGTCTAGGGCTACAGATGAAGTTATCGAAGAGATTTTATCGACTATGGGTGTTGCTGGATTAGCTTCACAATTTGAAGTAAATGAGATACACTACAGATATGAAACAATATAGAGAAAGAGGATTTCTATGACACAAGTCCAAAGAGTAAATATGATGCCTCAAGAAAGATTTGATAGAGGAGATTGGCTTAGTCATGAAGGGTTTATTCATGACGATTTTAAGCTTTACAATAAATCTTTCTTTTCTGGAGCAACAACTTATATTGTTTCTGGAGGAGAAATTTTAGTAGATGGAGGATTTACTATTCATGTAGATGTCAATGATAACCTCACTTTATTTAATACAGGAGATGAGAGTAGTTTTTTTAGAGGAGATTCAGCTACAATAAGTTTGTCTGCGGTTTTAGGACCAAGTACAGATAGTTTTGTTTGGATAAGGTTAGTCCCTTCTGATTCGGCAAATGCTCATCTTATTGGTGATGGAATAAGAGTTTTTTGGGATCCAACATTAAATGTTAATGGGGTGATTGGCGGAGAATTTTCTCAAAGTATAAAGACTGCTGCTGTAGCTTATATTCAGGGCCAGACTATTCTTGGAGAAGAACCTCCTCTTGGTTCTCATTTTTTGGGAATTAGTTTAGGGAGTTTTCCTGGAGGAAGTGACATAATTCCTTTAGCTATTATAACTACAGACGCATTTGGTATTACAGCTATTACAGATGCTAGAAAGTTATTCTTTAGGCTTGGTAGAGGAAATTTTACTTTAGCTGACTTACCTGAAGATACAATGAATTATAATTTTCCTTGGGTTTCTAAGAATGATAGTGGAAATGCTGTAACAGTTGCAGCTGCTTATGAAGAAGGGGATAGAGGAATCTATACCTTAAAAGATGACTTAGATTCTATTAAGACAGAACTTAAATTTATAAAATGGGGAACTACTACAACTAGAAAATGGTATGAGAATGCTCCTTCTAGTTTAGCTGGGTTAGCAGAACCAATTATAATGACAGATGGAGGAATATGGAATTGGGGAACTGTCCCAAACACTTTGAGTTGGAGTGCAGATGCCTTATTTCTTTTCCCAGGACCAATAGCAGCTTATACGAATACAATGGCTGCAGGAAGTGTTATTATGGCTGTAGATGATATGGTAACTTATGTAGATTTAGATCCTACTGCTAGTGTTGTTGTAGTTCCACAACCTGTCTCTGCTGCTAATTATACTGATCAATTGAATAGGGTTATTGTCGCAAGAAGACAGGGTGGATCAGTTTATGTTGGGATATACTAATAGGAGGAATATCGTATGATGAGATTAGATTCAGGGGAATCTGGGCAGTTAGTTACTCCATTAACTACTCAGACTTTAACTTATTTGCAGGGAGCTGGGTATGATGAATCTTTGTCTGCTCCAAACTATGAAACAGTCGCAGGATCTCCTGGAGCGCCCCATAATGCTCATGTTGGAAATACTGATAATATTACTTTGGCAGTAGCAGAATTGGCTTATTATTATACAGACAGAACAGGAGACACTTTTTCTGGTGCTATGACTTTGGGAGCAGGTTCTTCTTTGACTGTTGACAATACAATTGTTGTAGATTTTAATATGGCCATAGGAACATCTCCATTTACTGTTATAAGTACTACAGTTGTTACAAATTTGAATGCTAATTTACTTGACGGAGTATCTGAGTCAGCTTTTTCTTTGATAGATGGTACAAGGCCTTTTAGTGGCATAGTAAGTTATAGCCCTGCGAGAGCAGCAGGAGCTTTTACTGGTGATCAGATGCTAGTAAATAAGGCATATGCAGATTCAATTGCAGGTGGTGGAGCAATTGCAGAAATAACAAACTATACAGGCAGCAGCGCTTCTATAACGCCTGCTGGTGGAGGAACATTTGGCGATGATAGTAGATTTAGTTGGCTTATGTCTAGGAATGGGACAGTTAATGGCCGATGTTATTTTTTGGCTACAGATGGAAATTGGATATTATCTATGCGAGTTAGTGGGACTATTCGGATAATGGATGATAATACTGGAGCCGCCACATATACGGTAACAGGAGTAGTTTCGGTTGGTGGAGGAGAGTATTATCATCAATTATTGGGAGATCCAGATATTAGGGGCTATACGATTCTTCAGACTGCTAGATTTATTCACCAACATTATACCGTTTTAACAGCAGTAAGAGGGGCGGATTATTGCCCGCCATTAAATAATACTGCGCGTTTTAGAATCTATGCAGATTCCATTTATACTGATGTAAATCCTGGAGATTTTCTTCATTTATCTGTTGATTCTATTACTGCAAATGGAGGTGGGGGTGGAGGTTGGTATTCTGGAAATGCTGGTAAAAATGGTGGTTCTGGTGGAGGTGGAGGATGGGGTGGAGAAGGCGGAGCAGGTGGCACAGGTTCACAGGGTAGTAACGGAGGAGCTGGAGTTGCTGGAAATGATGCTGCTGCTGGAGGTGGGGGTGGAGCTACAGCAACAGGAGGTAATGGTTCTGTAACAACAGGAGGTGCAGGTGGAGTAGGTACAGCAAATTCAATAACTGGTTCAAGTGTTACTTATGCAGGTGGAGGTGGAGGTTCAGGATATACTGCTAATGGTGCAGGTGG